GACCACGTTAGATTCGCGGTGTTGCTGTATACGTAATTGGCATCACCGCTAGAAGTGGAACCATTTGCGGCAGTGACTACGAGCGCATTCGTGCCAGTGCTGACGTTTTGCGAGGTAATGGAGAGCGAACCGGACGTAGCAGGTAGAAATGTTGGCAATCCTGAAGTGTCTACTGGGCCTTGCAGGACGGTTTGACGGACGGGAACTTGTGCGGGAATATCAATTAATCCGGCTACAGTAATATCCTTATCCTGAATAGTAAGCACACGGGTTGTTGCTGTAGTCAGCCCATCAACTTCAAGGCGAACTTGCTTGGTGGCGTCTGATGAACCTTTTACGATTGGCGTGGTGTCTACGACAGGGATAGCAGCAGAAACACCAACAACCTGAAACTGTGTGCCGTCATAGGTGACGGTGACAACAGCGCCGGATGGAATGTCGCCAACAGATAGAGCCGTGGAGCCGTTTTTCGTTACGCTCTTAGCTCCCAAACCGTTAATGTTCAAAGTAACGGATGTGGTTGTATTTGCGCCAGCAGCTACGAAACGGAAAGTTTGAAGATTGGCGTATGCGGTAAGGGTTGTAGTGGCAAGCGTTGCCGTGATCGTATCTGTTCCGCTTACGCCCGTAAGAGCTTGTGCGCTAACAGACACAATGGCAGATTTCAGATTTGCCCATGTCAACTTGGCTGCTGAATATGCAGTGGCACTATCCGCCATGGGGATTTCATCATTGTCTATAGGCGTAGCTTTGTTCGTGGCCGCATGCGTTGCAGAACCAAGGTCTACTACGGCAGGCGTGTATGCTTCCAGCGCGGTGCCAGCAGCATTTACTCGGATGACCTTATTGGCATTCCCGGTGATTGGTGGAAGCTTGTTGAAAGCTGCAGAGATGGCATCGAATTCTGCGCGAATAGCGGCAGATTGTCCTGCCGAACCTTGAGCCGGGGCTCCCCCATGGACATAAAAATCTGTCATTAACGTATACCCCTTCTAAGTGAGTAATGAACGATGATGCTGTTGAGCATGAAGCTTGATGACAGGTTTGAGCTGCCATTGAATGCGAGCTGAACATTTTCAGCGGTGCCGACCATTTCAATCTCTGTCGGACCAATGGTTACGCCATCCCAGGTGAAGTTGTCCCAGGTGAAGTTGTCCCAATACGAGGTCGTGAAGTTGCTCGAATAATTAGCTGAGTTCGGTGCTGCGTATTCAGTACGTGAGTAGCCAAGGTTGTAGCTGAATCCAGAGGAAATATATGACGTTCCCACAACCTCAACAGATGCCTTGCGGAATCTCTTTAGCACGCGAGGAGACTTGGTGGCGTTGTACGGGAACAGCAGCGAGTAATTGATTGGCGCGCCGTCGAACGACGTTCCTTTTTCCAGGCGGTATACATAGCCATCAACACCACTGCCGTAAATCACCTCTTCCCCGGAACTGAGAGTCGACTCCCAGACGTTGAACAATCCGCTTCTATTGTTGCCGGTGATCGGGTGGAAGAATGGCATGCATCCCATGTTCTGTCCGTTGACGACCGTGATGGTCAGTCCATATCCATCAGTGAAGAAAAGGCGGTAATGGCTCTTCTCTCTGCACAATACAGAGCAGCTCACGCGCGTGCGCTTATCCTGGATGAACGGCATGATATTTGCCGTCATGGTCGATTGTTCAAAGTTGCCGTATGACAGTACGGCCTGCAGGTTGATAACGCCACGATTGTCCATCACGTAGCTCTGAGACATATTCTGTGCGGTATAGGCCAGAGCACCGGTTCCGGTATTGAAATGGACCAGGTTCCAGTTGCTGACGCCAGTTCCGTACAGCATGAACGTGTCGGTATTTGTGAATACCGCCAGCGTTCCTGTCGTCTGAGCACCCGGCTGGATCAGCATGCCGGTAATCAAATCACCCACTGCGATTTCACTTGCGCCTGCAAGCGCAGAGAAGTTGTAAGGCAACCCTGGTCCTGATTGCATCAACGATGATCTGACAGCAAAGAACAGTTGATTCTTATGGATCACCAGGAACGACGGAGCATCATTTGTCGCACCGGTCGAGATTGGCACAAATGTGGTTCCGTCGAACTCGAATCCACGGTTTACGCCATCGCAGCCATACATACGGATCGTACTTGCTGATCCAGCCAGATTATCCTGATCAAACTGATACTTTCCGCCAGGCTGTTGAACGATCGATGTCGAAGCCCCGGACAGGGTCAGCGTTCCCCCACTGGTCAATGCGCCTGCAGCAAACGTACCCGTGCGTGCATTTATGATCAATCGTCCCGTCGCGGTACCACCAAGCCATGCTCCGCTCTGTAACACGATACGTTTAACGGTTGCCGTTACACCGCCCTGCGTGATGGTGCTTCCCTCAGTAGGAGCAACGCTGCCTGCGGTGAAGCTTATTTCCTCGAAGAACGGGACCAACGACCATCCGGATGATGTAGATACATATAGCAAGCAAGCCGTTGCGCCTACGTTGTCACGGAAGGCATAGGTGATATCGTTGTAAACGAATACCCCTCTGCATGGTCCAGAACCAGGTGGAGGTGAAATGAATGTCCGGTAATAGTCAGCAGCAGCTGCCGTGTATACCGCATTCAGATATGGCGTTGCCGCCGTGCCGATCGAGGTATATGTGCCAACAGGAGATCCGCCGACATTCAGCGTCTCACCTATCGTGAATGCACCACTGGTTACCACCACCACGAAATAGGATGGTGTCGTCAGCAGCAGGTATGCTGTAGCGCCTGATGTTGCGCCAGTAATCGTGCTCCCTGCAGATGGCGTTGTTGAGCCATTTACAGTCAAGATGCTGTAGGTTGCAGAGGATGGTGACTGGTGACCGTCATATCTCTCATATCCAGCAACACGGGTGTATCCACCGGTAGGCGCGCACTCATAATTCACTGCATCGCGAACCGCACCAGACTTCAATGATAGCGTCGGTGTGACCTGGTCAAGGCCACCTGCAGGCATGATCGTGTCATACCTGACTTCAGGAAGTGATGCTCCTGCCTTAATCATGCGAGAGGCTGCCCGAAGGTAATGCCCTGGATCTGATCGATCTCCATCTGAGCCAGGATCTTCCCGTAGGCATCCTGGCCACGCTGCAGTTGCTCTGGTGCCACCTCGAAGTAACCGTAGCTGATCATCGCCTTGTAGACGATGGCCATATGGTAGCGGTCAGGCAATGTCGGAACGTCACTATCCTGAGACAGGATAGTTGGCTTCCGGTAATACTGTCCAAGCACGGTCCACCCGGTGCTATCCGGGATTGGTCCAAGCAGAAGCCCATGCGTCGATGGGTCCGTTGCGAATGCTGCAGGGCGCGCAAAGGTGCTGCGCATGGTTCCGTACATATACTGATTACGGAACATTTCATATTTGACGGGAATCAGAAGCTGCTCATCCCCGTAGTTGTTGCCAGTAGTGTAGGCGCGCAGAGAGTCAACTTTCCATGAACCAAAGTCACCAGCAGTGATGACGTTAGCCGTGGTGTAGAGCTGCTGCTGTGCAACCGTCGTGAATGAGAAATCATTCAGCTGCCAGTCCCAATCGTCATGAAGCTCCTGGATTTCCTGGTATGCCGTAGCAATCCAGTCCACCAGGCGCTTCATCTCCCCGACTTGGGCTTGGCATGAGGTAGGCGAGTTCGATACACCGCACTCTTGAGCGAGGCGCTGCGCGAGTTGCAGGAACGTCATCGCCGCCATGTTTAAGCTGCCTCAGCCATGACTTTGTTGAGCCATGCGCGACCCTTGGGATTTTCATCCTGGATCAGGTCGAACGGGTAACACATGCCAGTGCGACCCTTCAGGTGGCGCTGGTCTGGCTCATTAGGGTTGTCTTGCACCTGGGTATACTTGGTTTCCTTCATACGTGCCAGGATTTCAACGAACTTGCGCTTTATGCTTTGGTTGACGCCTCGCGCAATCGGTTGATTTGTTCCGTTGCAATTCAGGATGACATACGGTGGCGCATTTTCATCTGAAACTGGGTGGACGTAGATTGTCACCTGTTCATTCATGAAAGACTCTTCGCTGGCCAGTTGATGAAGGTCGCCTTCTGTCACTGGGTCGATAAGGTCTGGGCCTGGGGTGCGTACATCGATCTTTGGCTGCTGGGCCATTTTGTTCTCCAAATAAAAAAGGCCCACCGGATGGTGAGCCTGAGTTGGCTGGCCACGATATGCGGCCAGCCGATCTTGCTACTAAACTACTTATGACACTTGTGGCGATGCAGGCAGATCGAACAGGTCGACTGTGGTTGCATTGACGCCAGTGGTGTTCCAGTTGGCACCACCGAATAGGAATCCGGTACCAGCGTAGCTTGAGGTCAAGCGCACGACGGTGTAGGCGATCGGGGTCAGGGTGTCAGGGATGGCAGGGAACTGCGGATTGGCAGTCCAGTTGCCGCTGTCGTCGACGTTGGTGACGGCACCGGTCGTACCTGCTTGCACAGGCAGAGGTCCTTGAGCCACACCGACGTTACCGGAAGCATCCAGAGTCCACACAAACACATCGCCCTGGTTCTTGGCCAGTGACTTGAATGCCACGCCAGTCAGTACATCAGTGGTCGGAGTGGCTGCGCCAGAAGCAGTCGCCTTGTAATACAACTTGCCTTGCAGGGCAAAGGTGACGTTCTGGATGGTGTAGGTTGTTGCCGCACCGGTAATACCGGAAACGTTGGCAGTAGCACCACCAGCGCGCGACAGAACCAGGTTGCCGCCAAAGGCAGCAGAGGTAAGATTTGTAGACATGTTTCGTCCTTTCTTAGACTGGAGTTACTGGGTAGAAAGGCCCAGTAGTATTGATGGTGATGGTGCCGATGTTGGCAGCGCCGATCAGGTTTGTAGTACCAGGTGTGAATGCCGTGTTGGCTGCTGTGGTGTACACAACGAACCCACCCACCACAACCACGTTATCCGGCACAGTTGGCCACACAATACCTGCGAGGGCATTGTTGGCTGACACCAAGCTGGAGACGACGTTGGTCGGAATGGTTGCAACGTTACCTGCAGCATCCAATGTCACCAGGAAACCAGCAGCATTGAATGTCGATGCCACTGCAGACCATGCAGTTGCTGTAGGAACAGCGATTGCAGACAGTGCAGCCTTGGTATACAAGACGCCGTTGATCAGATACTGGATCGCATTGGTTGTTGCAAACGTCACAGCTGCTGAAGACACCAGCAGACCCGGGACAATCACCTGACGGGTGAACAGGTCTTGCACAGCGCGGAAAATGTCTTCCGGCTTGTAAGTCCCGATCGGACCAGCGAACAGGAATTTCTTGATTTTTTCCATAATGGAATCCTCTCAGTTCAGGGGGCCGAAGCCCCCGTCACAATTACAGGTTAGTTACGCCGACTTCAACGCGAGCCATCCATGCTTCGTTCAGACGCACGGCATTGAACCAGGTCTGAGCGCCAACGTAGCCGAACTGGCCCAGTGGGTTGGCATGGTTGCGATCAGCTGCTCTCAGGACCACTGGAGTCAGGGAGTTGAAGCCCTTCAGTGCCACTTGGCCCCATGCATCTTCAGCAACTACCAGCAGTGGGTACACGTCGACAGCAGAGTTGGCCACGGACACGCAACCATTCAGGGTGCTGGAACCAGCGCCAGAGAACGGAGCGAACAGTGGGGAGCTGATGAAGCGGAACTGCTCTACTGCACCGACTTCGCGATCGTGTGCTGGCTTAAAGCTGCCGTACTCTTCCACACGGGTGAAGCCTGGGAGGTTGCGAACATCAGACTCAGCATCTGTATGCAGGAACACCAGGTAGGAAGGCTGAACAGCGCGGGTGGAAAAGTTCGGGCCTGGAGCCAGGCGGGACGTCACGCGACGAGCGCGGTTAGATTCCAGCACACGGGCAGCCTTGCGCAGTGCATTCAGGCTGATCACGGTGTTTACGCTGGAGCGGCTGGAGCCGTTGCCGTAGATCACAGTGGAGCCTGCCTTCATCACGCCGTAGCGCACCAGCTCAAGAACTTCAGCCAGTGTTTCGCCAGTAAGCTTCTGCATTTCCGCAGGGATGTCATCTTCGTACAGCGATTCGACCTTGCTGGAGAACTTGAACAGCACGCCGAATTGTTGCAGTTGAACAGACACGTCCTGGAAAGTGATGGACTGGCTGTTAGGGGTGACACCTTCAGACAACAGGAAGTTGTTGGCATTCAGGTTAGGGGTTGCCACATAACCTGCTGGTCCGCCATTCTGAATGTTGGTACCAGTCAGCGATGCGCCCAGTGGCAGGGTGCGACGGAAGACCAAGGTATCGGTTGCGTTTTGTGGCATCTCGCGTTGGGTACCGAAGTCTCCCAGAACGGTGATGGGTTGTGCATGCTCAAGCATGCCTTGTGCAGCGCGGATGAGGTTCCGTGATGCTGCGGTGTTATAACCTTGAACAGACATGTGATGTCCTTTCTATCTATTGTTGTTGCCGCCTGCTCGCTTCCAGGTTCCATAGCTCCTGCGCAGTCATGGCCTCTGGGCCTTTCTGTGCATGGGCATTGGTTCCATTAGGAAGGATGGAGTCACGCAGCCTTGTTTGACGTGTTTGTTGTACATCGGTAGCCGACTTGGCCTTTGTGGCTTCCTGATACAGGTCCAGCATGCGAATCGCGTCGGCAGGGACGTCGCTGTAAAACAGCTTCATCACTTCCGGTGCCTGATGCTGTGCCCATTCAGAAAACGCTGGCTTGTTGATCGTGTCTTTCCAGCCCTTGTGGCTGAGTTCCACTTCCAACTCCACCAGGCGCTTATTGAAACCGGCCTCGATCGTTGTCACTTGTTGTTGAACGCGCTCATTGACCAGGCTATTGATCTGCTCCTGATCAACACCGCCCTTGGCAGGCAGGCGTGAATCCAGGTATGCAGCAACGCCATCCGCCCATTCAGGAAAGTCTTCTTTCAGACGTTCCCACTTCTCAGGGTTCTGAGCGGCTGCCGCCATCTGAGTATCTGTAGGCGCTACCATGCTGGACTGGGAGGAGGTAATGCCTGCTGCCAGTTTTTCCTTGGTGCGATTCAGCTCAGAGGTCAGGCCGCCGATGTGGCCTTCAGTCTTACGCATGCGTTCAAGCAGTTGATTGTTTGTAGCGGTCAACTCTTCCAGTCGCTGCTGGAGCGGGTCTACTGCTAGTGCGGTTTCCGTAGCATCTTCTGCAGGTACTTCTGCAGCTTGTCCCGCTACACTGGATGCCTCATCATTCGGCGGAGTCTCCTCGGCGGATTGATCTGGCGCTGATGTTGCGGATGCTTCTTCTTCCCACATTTGTTGCAGTTCTTCCGGGGTCGGCACTTTTTTCTCCAAACAAAAAGGCCACCTTGCGGTGGCTGGTTATTTACACAGTGGGCGTGTCAGACAGGCTCACTTAATTCTGCTTCTGCGGCGAGTTTTTCTGGCAGCTGAAGCAGGTCTTTGACGGCAGCAATACGTGCTCTGATTCCTGCTGTCTCGATCTCGTTTAAATTAGGGTTGTCGTTCTTGTTGCGCAGTCTTACGAGCTCATCACCCAAATACTTCTGGATGTACTGCCAGGTGGGATCGCTCATCGACCCATGCCAGCCAGGTCAGTACGATGGCAGGCAATTGATACCACAACGTTGCCACCGCCAGCACCTGCAGTGAGCCGTGGACGCACGAACACAGGTCGGTCTTGGGAAGTATTCAAACCGGCAGCAGTAAACGACATGGCGGTACCCTGGCGATTCGAGATTTGCACGAAGTTGGTACCGTCGTTGCTGCCCTCGATGATGATTGTCGGTGAACCGGTAAAGTCACCAGTAACGACGACTGTCTTGTCTGACCATGCTGCCAAACAGATTGGAAGGCCTAAGTCACCGGATGCAGTCAGGGTGCTCCAGCTTGCGACCAGCACTGAGTCGTCATTAGAAGCAATCTGGTGGTCGATAATCGGTTTTACGTTAGTGGCCATGTGCTATACCTCTGCTGTTTGCTGCTGCATATCTGCAGCTGGTGGTTGTACGGATGTAGTCAGGTGATGCATGTGAACGTCGTGTGTGCGGCTGCGCTCGCCTTCTGCCTGCGCAACGTTGTGCTGCATCTGCGCCAACTGCACCTTGGTGTTTTCTTGCATGGCAACCTTGGCCAGGTCGGCCTTGACCTGCTCCAGCGTCAGGTTGCGCTTGTTGGCATAGTCGAGCATGAGCATGCGTTCCTTCATCTGCATCTCAATCAGTTTGCCACCTTGGTTGTCCTTGGCCATCTGGGCTTCTGTATCTGCATAGGCTTGCTCGGCTTGGGCTCGGGTGTTTTCGACTGCAATCGTGGTCTGAGCGCGCGCTTGTTCCAGCTGAACCATGCCATCGCTGCGAGCCTTGGCGACCTGCAGGTGGGCCTGTGCATTGATGAGCGCTGCCTGGACCTTCGGATCAGTCGGACCCTTGCCAGCCTGTTGCTGTTCAATTTGCGCAATCTCGTCATCTGCTCTGAATATTTCAGCCGGGTCGATATGCTGGGCTTGCAGCGCCTTCTCGAAAATCTTTTTCGGGTCGACGTAGATTCCGTATATTGGATCTTTTGCCAGCTGTAACATTTGCAGATAAGCCTGGTTTTGAATGTCGCGAGTGACCAGAGCGCTAGACCCACGGGCGTCTATCTGGAAGTCACCCTTGATTTCTGGCTTATCGTTGTGTTCCATGTTCCAGTCGTAATACCGTCTAATATGAGGACGTGTAATCATGTCGTCATACTGCTTCACCAAACGGCGCACAACTGTGTTTGCCGAGGCCATCAGGATCTGCATTCCGCCTACAGTGTCAGGGGCGTTGTCGTGCTCACCCTGTGCGATCTGTGGCACGCCAGACTCAGAGTCCATGAACTCCTCAGCCATCTTGATGATGGACTGATATTCGGCTTGATGCGACTGGAAGTCGAAGGTGGCAAATGCCTGGCGCACGTCAGCATTCTCGTCAGTACACCACCAGATTTTGCGGCCGTTGATTTCCCACTTCTTATCTGCAGGCTGAATCGATGCTGACTTCAGAACAATCTGAGAGCCTACGGTAGAGCCTGCGTTGTCCATCATCATGCGCCATGCGCTATTGATCACGCGCTGTTGCCACTTTACCAGGTGCGGAACGCCATACCCGGCCCAGCTGCTAGTGCGTTTTTCCCAGACATATACGTCATACGGAAGGTCACCACCAGACATCGGATGCAGGAATGCTTTGACGATGGTGCTATTGATCATCACTACACAGCCGCTGTATGACTGCAGAATATCTTCGCTTCCATCAATCTTCACGCCTGCAGCAAGCAGGTCTTCGCGATCGAACTCTCCCCAGTATTCCCACATCTCGTACAGTTCGGACATCATCGCCGCGTCCATCGTGTCGCTGTTACGCATGCGAGCCATGGCGCGCTCATCGGATGAGATAGTCGATGCTTGCGGTCCTTCTTCCAGAACCTTGGCCAACTGGCTCTTAAGATAGCCAGGCTGTTTGGCGAGCTCTCTGACTTTCTTTTTCGTCAGGAACTTGAGCTCCATCGCACCACCGCCGTCATGGATATCATCACCGCATGATGGGTCTGGGAAGAAGTTCCACGGGCTGATATCGGAACTTTCCGCCGTGACGGACTCGGCAATCTCCAGGACGTGGAACGTCTTGCCGTTAGCATCAGCTATCGGAGTCCAGGCCTTCTTGATCTTAGTGCCAGCTACCGGGCCTTTGACTACGCCAACGCCGAGCACGGCTGCGTTATGCAATACCTTGCGCTGTGTTCCGTTCCAGTCGCAGTCAATCAGTTGACTATTGATCTCGTTCTGCATGCCTTCTGCGGCAGCCAGCGCCTGGGCCCATATCTTGGACGCAGATGGCGTCATGTGTGTCTGGCTGATGACTCCAGGAACAGGCTGGCCAGGCGACCACGGGGCATTCGGTGGCAGTCCTGGCTGAGGACTTCCTGGTGCTGGCTGTTGCTGAGCATCAGGTTGTGGCTGCTGTGGCGGTTGTTGCTGGGCCTCTTGCTGAGCCATTTGCTTCTGCTCGATCTCAAGGGCCTTGGTAATCTTTGGATCTGGTGTTGGCTTGATGCCCCAGTTCCGGTCGTCGGTCGGCAGCAGAATATCTGCGATGCGCGCCTCTGCGACGTTGGTCTTCTGCCGGGTGACGCCTACGAATACTGTGGAGCGTGTAGGCTTGGCATTGTTTGCAGTGATGGGGTAACCAGCAGCTACGGCATCCATCATGGACCCGGATGTTCTGCTGGCCCCGTCTACACTGTTATATGCATCTTCTGCATCTAGCCAATCTTTCTCAATGCCGGATGCCCTGCGGCCGTCAACGTACTTCTTGCGGGTTTTGGCGACTGAGTCAGAGAATGATTGCAGGCGCTGAGCCAGCAGCTCTTCCTCTTCCTGCTTGGTGAGGATGTCGTCGACGTTGATATCGTCGGCCGGTGAATCCTCAGCAGGATCGTTGAACCGTGGGAAGTCGTTCTTTGCCATCAGGAAGCTGCGCCTCTTTCATCGCTGGCAGGTGCAGGCTGCACTTGTGCCAGGAGTGCTTTGGCCTTGGCGGAGATATCGTCGCCGTCAAGGGAGATATCCACGGGCGGAAGGCTGGAAAGAAGTTTCCCCAGCTCATCAGTAGCTTCAGCCAGTCGCATCACAGCGATATGAGAAGCGGACGACGGGTCAAACACGCCCTCGATGCCACCCTCTACGGTGATGTGTCCGGCCTCGGACTCGTCAGTGAATCTCAGATATGCAGTTGCCATTTGGTTTTACACTCCTGTTTGATCGGTTTGTGGGACTTCTTCAATACTCGTAGCCGTGACTGCTTCAACTGGAGCAGGTTCGGCTACAGCAGCAACGACTTCAGCTGCGACTTCTTCAACTGCTGCAGCCACTTCAGCTACAGCTTCTTCGACAGCGTGAACAATCCAGACACCACCGGCCAGCATGTTGGTTGCAGTTGCGCCGAAGGCTTCCTGGATGTCACCAGTGACGGTATGAATGAGTTTCATGATCAGGCCTTCCCATTGATCATGCCGTTGCCAGAGAATCCAGGTACGGCGGACTTACCGCCACCGCCGCCGCTGATGTTCTTCTGGCCATAGGTTTTGGAGCCGGTGCTGGTCTTGGTGCCTTGCGGGTGAGCCACACTGTTTGATCCACCGTTGTTCTGGCCTTTGTTCAAGCCAGAGCCGAGTGCCTTACCGCCTGCTGCTGCAGTGACCTTTGTGTCCAGGACATTGCGACTGCCTGGGGAGTTGAATGTGTTAAGTGACATGATGTTGTCCTCGAAAACAAAAAGGCCGCATCAGCGACCTTTGGTACCGGTTAATCCAGCCGGTAGGATTCAATAAAACCCCCGCCAAAGCGGGTTAATAATCCAGACTTCTACCCGCCACCAAGTCCACGACAATCAAACATGCCAGAGCAATGATGATGATAGGAGTGATGGCAATGGTGATTAGAAGGGTTCGCATTACATGAAATCAGAAGAAATTGCAGAAGTAAGCAA